CTGGCCCCGTCGTATTTCTTCGGGAAGTAACCGAGGAATCCACCCTCCCTGCAAAGGGTCGCCATGATGCGGTGGAGGTTTTGGACCAACTTCTTTTCGTCGGTCGTGTCCGTGTCCATGAGGTCTATCAGTTGCCCCGCCGTGAGTTCGTCCGTAAAGACCGTTGGAATCCACCACTTGCCTCCCGCCTTGAACCGCCTGCGATATGCCAAGGTAGGCAGTTCGTTCCACTCTGCAATGATGGTCTTGTAACGCTTAGTAAGCCCCTTGGCGGGCATCTCTCGGACGATTGATACATCTACTCCCTCCACTATCGCCACGACCCCTGCACGCTTGTCGTAGTCCGTGAGGACGGGGCTGAACTCCAGCGCAGCGATGCGTTGGAACTGGTCAATGGTGAGGTCTTGGAGTTTCATCGCTTAAATATTTGCTTGATGTCCCTACTTTGGTTGGAATAGTTGTTGGTCAAGTGATACACCTTGCAATGATCCGCAAGTTCGCCGTTCTCATGCATCTCCAGCATCGGCTTTAGTTCCAAGGACCAAATCGGCATGGATGCAAGGGATTCCCGATAGAGGCCGTTGTTTGGTATCATCTGCAACGCTTGCGGGTTACGGCTCAACACCTCGGCGAGCCGCTTGGTGCTGAACATCCAAAAAGCGTGGTAATTGATGTAGTACGGCAGGCTTGCGTAGGTCTTGCCGTTCCATTCCCGCCACATATTCGGTGTCAAATTGAATGTAATGTCGGGGCTAAATTCGCCTTCCTTGTCGGGGTAGGTTTCAATCCGAGTGAAGGACGGGTACAAGTTGTCCTCGAACATCGGGTCAAACTGCTTGGTGAAGTTGACGAACCCTTCCTTGGGGAGCATCATGTCATCCTCGAAATACGCCACCCAGTCAAAGTGCTGGTACACCTCTGCAATCCTGTGGCGGTGCTTGCTCGTCAGTTCCCAAGGGTGTCCCATAGCCGTGTGGGCGTGGAAGGTAACGGGAAGGTGTGCGAGTTCTTGGGCCGCTTGGGGGTCGTTGGTGTCCACGAAGATTTCTGCCTGCACAGGGTAGGACTTGATGGCCTCAATGACTTTGGTCAAGTTCTCCACCCTGTTGGGGTGGTGGTGGTAGGCGATGTTGGCGAGTAGTTTCATGGCTTTACGATGTACCACGAATCGCCTTGCGGTTCCTCGGTGGGTGTGAACTCATGGCCGAAATCAACAAGGGCTTGGGCCACCCCCGAAAGGGAACGGTCATGGCCGCAGAGGATGCCTCCCGACTTGACCTTGGTCCAATAGTTCGTGATGTCGTGGCTTGCCCATTTGTGGGAATGGTCGCCGTCAATGTAAATGAAGTCAAATGCTCCATCGGGCAGCAGTTCAAGGGCTGCATCCGAATAACGCTTGATGTGTGTGAATCGGTCTGCAAAGGGTTCCAAGGCTCGCATGGTGATGCCTTCCCGTTGGTGCATGGAATCGGCAGGGATATGGCCGTGCCAATCGTCATAGCCTTCAAACGGGTCTATGCCTGTGAGGTGTAGGTTGGGGAATTTAGTCAGCAGTCGGACTGCGTTGAACCCTTCCCATAATCCAATTTCAATGCCTTGGATGGGTCGGTCGGTTGGAAGTAGTGCGTACATGGTTAGAATGTGATGACAAATTTGCTTGGGTCGGGCCAACCTGGGTTCGGGTCAAAGACAACGGTGTTGGGTTTCTTCCCAATCCAATGTTCCCCCTGGTAGCGGTGTTCACGGAGCGGTTCGCCCAGTTCCCGAATGTGGGACGACTTGGCCCACCAAAAGTTACCACCGAAGTAGGGGTATCCGTCGGGGTTGTTGTGGTCCGCTATTTGTGGGAACTGCTCGGTGGTGAGCCAATGGCATCCAACCGCATCCACTTTCTCCAGTTCCGCAAGGGCTTTCTCCCAAGCCACGATAGCAAAGAATATCATACTGCGCCCCCATAGTTGGGCGACAAGGGAAGGATTTGCGGACCCCTTAGTATGCCCGTACAGGTAGGCCGCATCCTCGGTTTGGCTGGCCTTGTACATCTCGGTAAGCGTCGCCTGCTCCCATGCGTTTGTGCGGGTGACCACCACCTTAATCTTTGCCGCCACGAGCGAGTTGTCTAGTATCTCCTTGACCACCTTCCGCTGGTCGGGTGGGCCGACGATGCCGACACGAATTTCGTCGAGTTGTTCTATCAGCCCGTAGTTGCACAGGGCCATCATGTGCTGGTGCATGATGAGTTGCCATTGGCCGCCTCCGCCGCAGTAGATGTGGTAGTAGTGGATGAGTTTCATAGTATGGAGGCGATTGCAAAAATCAAGACCAATAAGAGGAAGAATCTGCCAAAAATCAAAAGCAAATCAATAATGGATTCAAGGTTCATGTGGCAAAGTTAAACCACCAAGTACTTCCCCGAGTTACTGACGGCCAATTTGTTGAGGGCCACATAGCGCAGAGCATCGCAGGCGTGGTTGTACGAATCAATCGGAACCCCCGTGTCCTTGCCATCCTTGTCCGTGGCCCAGGTATAGGAGCGGAGTTCTTTTATCAGGTTGACCGAATCCTTGGTCACATGAAGGTTGAACCGCTTGACCACATCTATCCCCTGCCTGACCGAATCGGGTCCCTTGGATGCGGGCTTGATGTTAAACCCGAGGCGGTAGATTTCCTCAATGCTCTTGGGTTCTGCTGAATCGGCCACGATTTCCCAAGCCCTTGTGATGCCGAACTCTTTTAACCGGACCGCAATATCGGAGTTGGTCAAGCCCCGATGGTAGAGCAGTTCGTGGATGAACAAGTCGTCACCCCTGCGGTACACGGCGACCAAGGCGGTTGGGTCCGTGCTGAACCCCCAGTCAAGGCCATAGGCGACGAATTTCATCGTGGATGGGTCTATGCTATCCACAACCGTGTAGTCCCCGTATATCGCCCCTTGGAGCGTCCCGACTTGGCCCAACCCGTACACCTTCCACCAGTTGGCCCAATAAGCCGAATGCTCCGCTTTGTCTCGGTTTCGTTCTATATCGTATCGTATCGTATCGGGCAGGGCTTCGTTGTCTTGGTAGGTCAGGATGAGGAACTCGGCATCCTTTTCGGGCAAGACCTCCGTGTGCGCCCAAAATTCGTGGGTGGGGTTGAAGTCAATGTAAATCTCCTGACTTGTACGAATAGCCAACTGGTAGTACGAGTCAAAGTCAATATTGTTGGCCTCGTTGATGTAGAGGACCTGCCTCCTTGCTCCTCGGAGGCGGGCTTCCGAATCAGCGGAGAAGAACTCAATCGTGGATCCGTTGGCGAAGTTGTACTGGAGCAGGGTCTTGTTCCAGCGGTCGGGAACCCAACGATGGGTCCATTGCATAATCTTGGCAAAGTCCTTGATGGCCCCCCGTCGTAGATGAGGCACGGATTCGCTGACCACCGAAATCTCCGACTTAGGATGGCGAGCGGCGTGGTCAATCAGGACCGCAAGGATGCCGAAGGTTTTGCTCGCACTCGTCCCGCCTTGGATGACTTTCTTCCGAGCGGTCATCGCCCGAATCTTCTTGATGGCGGTGGTGTACTTAAAGTCCATCCCCGAAGAGGGGTTGCTCAATCGTGATACTCGTTTCCTGTTTTTCTACCAAGCCAAGAAGGCGGGATGCGATGTTGGCTGAGTAAACGCCCGAACTTGCACCCTCCAGCATATCCTTGTCGCAGGTGGCCCGTATGCGTGTAATGATTGGGACAAATTCCTTGTGATGCTCCCCTTCTTCCTTCCTATACCTTGAAAGGTCAAAGCAGACCCCATTCTCCGCAAGATATCCCTCAAAGCCCCGAAAGGTGATAGGCCGCTCTTTATCCCTGTAAACCATGACCCCATCCTTGCCGACATAGTCCTGCACTCGGTATGGGTTAGCCTTGTTCTCGGCCTTGTACTTTTCAAACGCCTCCCATAGTTCTTCGGGGGTGTTCCATATTGGGGGACGGCCTGCCATCAATACTCAATTTTATCAATCAATTCGTCAATCTTGTTCACGATTTTCATCTTCACCGCAAAGGCGTCGGGCGAGTTAGATTCCTCCACCGCCCCAATGCAGTCGCAAAGGGTCGTGATGACCATCATGAGGGAATCCATGCGGGCTTGGACTTGGGCCTCTTCGTTGGGGGCTTTAGTCGAGTTCGCCAAGTTCTCGGAGTTTATTCCTGCTCCAGCCGAGGGCCGCTTTGCCACCCCAAAGGAGGTAACTGATGTAACCGCAGTCGCTGGTTGAATCAGCGTTGTCGTAGTAGGTTTCCGCCCGTGAAAGGTATGAGTGCATCCGTTTAATCGTTTCAAGGGAAATGCCTTCCCCGCTTGCGAGTTGCTGCGCCCTGACCTTACCCGTTTGGGTAGCGCACTTATTCCCATTCCTCTCGTTGAGTTCAATCCCCCGCTTGGCGTTGTTGCGTACCCCTTCCCCGTAATCGGCATAGGTTTGGAACTGGTCACGGGTTGGGGTTGTTGAGGGCATGGGTAACGGTGTGGTGGTTGGCTTCGGCGAACTGGTCCGCCTCATGGTAAATGTAGGATAGGGCCGATTTTACGCAGTCCGCACACCACCAATTTGTGTTGGGTCTGCCGTGGGCGACGAGGATGATCTGCAAGTCGTGGACCGCTTCGGGGGAGAGCCGCATGAACAGGGACGCTTGGTACTGCTCCCAATAATGGCGGTGTTTTTGCGCAAGTATGAACTCGTCTTGGGTCATCGGTTCGTGACTTGGAGGATAACGACCGTTAGCCCCGCCGATGCGAGGCCGTACACGGGAGCGAGGACCCATCCGCAGGTGGGTAGGCTCAGGGCCACCGCCACCCAAAAGGTCAGGCAGGTGACGCAGGAGAACGGCTTGTGACGGGCGAACCAGGTCTTGTACCAGGCTTGTGGCAGGACATGGTACTCGGCAATAGCGAGAGCGGTCAAACTACTTATCAGCAGGGGAAATATCAGCGTGTCCATGGGATTGAATGGCGGCCTTGATTTTGGCCTTGGCTTGGTCAATGGAATAGATTATAGAACGGTACGGGATGCCCGTGTCACGGGATAGTTTCTTCATGTTGCCCGTCCGTAGGTGGAGGCGCAGTAACTCCTTGTCATAGGGGAACGCCCCATCCTTTGCCCAAGTGTCCATCTCCGCCTCTGCTATGGCCCAAAGGTCATCCATCAAGGAATCGTACTCGGACTGGGGGATAGGGGAATCGGGGTCCAGTTCTTCGAGTAGGTCGTGGTGACGGTACTTTTGGGCGAACTGGTTGTTTTTTCCTCGGTACAGGTTCAGCAGCAACCGCACCACATAGAACTTGAAATACCCCTGCGACTGGATTTGCAGAATCTTGGCGGGGTCTTTTTCCAGCAGGATTAACACGCACTCCTGCTCCAAGTCCCTCCAAAGGGGGTCGCCACCCGTGATGGTGAGGCAGGCTTTTCGGATTTCGCCGCTTCGGTAGAGGTCCAGTATCGTGTGTTCTGCGGATGCCATGCACAAAGATTGCAAAAAAAAGGGGGATGCAGTTAAGCACCCCCCAATGGCAAGCAGGCAGTTTCGGGCTATTCGGTGGGCGGAAGTAGCAGAGTATCAGTAATATAAGCCCCTTCAGCCGTCTGCAAGTAGTCCTGCGCATTGTTGAAAACTTGCCTCCGTAGGTATCGCAGTTGCGGCTTCGCTTTGCAGTCGTTGTGGAAGGATTCCAAGTTTATGATGATCGTGGAGTAGTGGCGGTTGAGTTCCTTGCCGATGGCCATGAAGGTGAATAGGTACTCGTTGTATGCAATGTCGGCAACGATGTTCCGAGCGATTACGCAGGGCCGTTCCCGTGACGGGGACCGCACTTGGTCGGGGGTGATGCCGAAGATTGCCGCCGTGGTGTCAACGAGGTGGTGGATGAGTGCTGGGGTCATGGGGTGGGTGTTAAGGGTAATGGTTAAAATAATTGCGTTTGGACGCTTGGCATATAACTCGCATCATACCTACTATTTTGCCCTTTTGGGTAAGGATGTATTTTGTATTTTAGTGATTT